AAAAATAGCCAGGGACATTACAGGGACAAGGACAAACCCGAGGGACAAACCCGAGGGACAACTTCGGGAATGTCCCTGTCCCTGAGGGACAAACCCGAGAATGTCCCTGTGTCCCTGAGGTGTCTCTAGGGACAAGGACAAACCCGAGAATGTCCCTGAGAAATCCCACAACCACGCGGTTTAGAGGCTCTAGGGACAAACCCGAGAACTCAGGGACAAAACCAGGGACAGAATATCTCCCTCTGTGAGGAGAGATATTTAGGAAAATGTCCCTGAGGTCCAAGGGGAACAGGTACAGGAACATGGGGGTCCCAAGACTCCCCCATGTAACCCTGTAACCCTGTCCCCTAACTTGGACTTAGCGCGTGAGCGTGGTAAGTAAAAAAAGAAAGTGCAAAAGTAAAAAGGTAAAAAATTATGGCACGAAAGAAAAAAAGATATTCGGTAAAGTTGGATATTGGTAAACAAATGCCTCCACTTTATCACACGTTACCTGGTCAAGATTTTTGGTATTCAGATTCAGAGGTTTTGAAATGGATCGCGAATCAACCGATTCTTTTGAATTGGGTAAAAGACCAACTTAAAACAGCGGGATATATTACCTATGACGCTACGACTGGAAAATGGACCGGGGTCGATTATAAAAACGAGGTAGTGGAAAAATGATTGAGTTTTTCTTGTCGATGAAAAAAATTCCAACTACGACACACCAACAAAAACAAGTCGCTGTAGTGAATGGTAAGCCACAATTCTACGAGCCTCCAAAGTTGAAAGAAGCTAGACACTTATTTTCAACCCTGCTTGCTCCATACACACCAAACGAAAAAATTGAAGGGCCTATACGCCTCACAGTGAAATGGCTATTTCCTAAAATCAAAAAAGCGACTCATGGTCAATATAAGACTACTAAACCAGATACAGATAATCTGCAAAAACTTCTAAAGGATTGTATGACTGATCTTGAGTATTGGAAAGATGATGCTCAAGTCGCTAGTGAGATTGTTGAGAAGTTTTGGTCAGACACTGTTGGGATATATGTCAAGGTGGAAGAGCTATGAATTATATTAATTTCTTCGAGACTGAAGTTCCGAATTGGATGAGAGAAAACAATCAAATGATGCAGCAGGTCGGATTCAACACCCCTGCATACTGGAATTGGGTAGTCGTCTCTATCGACAAGGTCTGTGAAAAATACAATAACGATATTTTGGTCAAAAACCAATTTCATATTATCTGGGATTTCCTAGATGAGAAGGCTAGGGAGGTCTCAGGTACAAATAATGGTAAAACGGTGGACTGATCGCATGACTGGCATTAAATATGCACCAAAGCCATACGATAAATCGGTAACAGTGTTAGAACGTGTAGAGTATTTTAGACACTGGTTTTATACGACGCATCAAAAAAAAAGGTGCAGTGGCAATCAAGCTAGGTATCAACGCAAAGAAACTCAACCGCATTCTAACGCTGGAACAGTTAGGATGAAGAATTACTAACGAGGATGGTTGAACTATGCAAGTAAAGGAATATGCCTTGTATAAGGGCGAAGAATTGCTAGCGATGGGAACTAAGCGTGAAATCGCTGAACAATTAGGTGTGTCAGCTAGCACCGTTGGGTACTATGGCACGCCGGTATATGCCCGCAGAACATCGGAAAATGGAAGGAGATTGGTGGAACTATGAAATATAAAGTAATCGTCTATTACGACAACATGAAAGACAGTGAGCATGTCTTTTAGACGAAAAATGAAGCAATCAACGAAATGCACAGATTGGGATTGAAATATCGCAATGCAAGGAAGTATAAGGTTGAAATGGTGGAATGTGATGGATAGACAAGAAGCAATACAAACACTATCGAAGGTAGGTAAGATTTCAGTATCGTATGCAGAAGACTTATATGATTCGTTCTTTCCTAAACCAGTCGTTCCACAGTATGTGGCAGATTGGTATGAGGAACATAAGGACGATTTTGAAATAAAACTATTTCAATGTATCTACGAAGCTGTTGAAAATTACGACGAAAACTCGGCAAATGATTTTGAGAATTGGTTGATGTCTGATGATACCGAAGTAATCAAAACCCTCGTCAACATGCACCAGTTTGGCTATGAGGTCGAGAAAGAGCCTAGATATACGGTTAGGTTTGTTGGAATAACTGCAGATAACAGATATCTAAGCTGCGGCAGTAGCCGTGGTAGCTGGTTTCTGTGGGGTAACGAAGAAAGCCAAGCAATCCATACACGCCACACCCGCAAAGAGCTTGAAGCGAACGGCTTCGGCTGGGTGTTTGATTGCCCAGGCGTGGAAGTGAAAGAGGTGGAATAAATGGACGAATTAATCGAGAAAATCAAAGAGTGGGCAAATGAACGCAACCTTAAGGATGCAGACGCTAATATCCAGTGGATGCGAGTGACTGAGGAAGTCGGTGAAATTCGGGATGTACTCTTGAAACCGACTAAATTCACAGAACCGCAAGTAGCACTGAAGGACGCAATCGGTGACACGCTGGTAACAATTATCGTGCTAGCACACCAGTTAGACCTAGACGTGACCGAATGTCTTGGTATTGCGTATGAAGAAATTAAGAACAGAAAGGGAAAGATGATAAATGGGACGTTTGTTAAAGAAGACGATTTATAATGACCTAGCTATTGCTACAGTGCTGCTCATGGTCTCGCTGGCCATTAACGTGACTACTGTACTACGAGTGGTTAACAGACCTATCGAGACAGTGGTAATCCACAAGGCTGACAATGCAGTGGAATTACATGGCAAGGTAACTGGGAAATCCATGGTAGGTAAACTCTACACACTCGATTGTGGGGCGTACGGGAAATTTCTTGTAAGCAAGGAACAATACGATGCGGTAAACGTCGGGGATGATATCCCGAGTTATTTAAGGGGGCGAGGACAATGATACCTAAATTTAGAGCGTGGGACGAAAAGAATAAAGAAATGTTTAAAGACACTTTTGCAGTTACTGAAAGCGGGGAAGTTGTAACAGTTGAGCAGGATTTTATCACAATCGCCCCAGATTATATCTTCGTAGACCATCTAACCATCATGCAATCAACTGGACTAACCGACAAGAATGGCAAAGAAATCTTTGAAGGGGATGTCCTTAAAGTAACCGACCAACACAGTTGGTTAGAGGTTGTATCTTTCAACAAAGATAAAGCGATGTTTGTTTCCAAGGAAACTAAAAGAAAGGCAGAAGAAACTCCTCTATATGACTTGTTTAACACGGATATTTTCGAAGTTGAAATCATCGGAAACATATACACGGACCCAGAGCTGGCAGAGGTGAGCTCATGAGCAAAACCTACAAATATTCCGGACTGACACCGGAATTATATCAACGGTTAGTCAGTGAACATGCGGCACTGAGAGAGACGCACAAAAAAGGCTCTTATAAGCAGTATTTCCAAAAAGTAAGACAGTGCAGTGAGAAACAAGCAATTATCATTTTGCAAGCGTTCAACAACGCGGTCATGGAGCGTGCGAGAATCTCACCTCAAACTGTCGAAAGACTAGAAGGCATCATTTCAGACGAGCTTTTCAACGACCTTAAAAGTTATCTGTCAAAACACTATACGAGAGGTAAAACCACGCACCCAGTGTTGGAGAAAACCAACGCAGGACTGCCAGAGGAACTTTTCAAGCAGTTTCGTGTGGAAGTAGAAGAACTTCGGGCGAATTATAAGAATAGCCTAGCTAAATACATCATGGACGTTAAAGGCTGCGATAGGAAAGAAGCTAACAGAATCAAGGACTCAATCAATCGATGTTATGTCGAGTGTATCGTTCTAACGCCGCTTAAGGTCATCCAAATGGAAGGGCTACTTTCCAGAGACTTATTCAGCAAGATTGCCAAATATGTCTTAAATAATTACGAATGGCCTGAGAAATTGGACAATGAAGTTGACCGCATTGTTCTTGAATATCGCACTAAAGGCGAGTTAGGTCGCAAGAAACCCAGCGTTAAGCGTGCTCTACACACGGCATTGGCAATGGGTTTGTAGCCAGAATGGTATAGACGGTTCGATTCCGTCACTGGCTGTTAGTCTGTCAAAATATCCAAGAGACACTTTTTAACACTTTTTCAACACCGTCGAGCTGACAGACCTCGACATCAAAAATCCAGTAAATAATAAGTTATAGAATCGAGGAATCCTTTTACATTTTTTTCAACCCTAGCTTTGCATTACTGGTGGCAAGACTAAATCTAATATATTGGAGGTGGTAGCCTAATCCTTCTTTATTCTTGTAAACAAAAAAAGACCCAGACTAATGCCTAGGACTGTTCAAATGCTAATAATATTATTATACCATAAAGGAATGTAATTTATGAGAACAGTGGAACGGCTGCAACAAATCAAGGCGCTTGATAGATACATTGACAGTCAGATAGAACAGATCA